CCGCTGGTAATGTTTGAAGCATTGATATTGGTTACTGTTGCACCATTACCAGATATGTTAGTAAACGTACCAGTCGTGGCAGAAACGTTTGTAGCGTTTACATCGGTCGCTGTAATGACGTTTGCGGTAAACGAGCCATTAGCATCACGGGCTACGATAGTCGATGCGCCATTCGCTGAGTTAGCGGTTGTTCTGGCGTTAGCTAAAGTGCCTACGGAAATGCTGGATGCGTTAATGGATACGTTGGCAGCGTTGGTAATTTGGCCTTGAGCATTGACTGTAAACTGCCCAACTGCCCCATCGTTACCATATTGCGCTGCAGTAACGGCTGTATTTGAAATACTAAATGTGGTATTTGTAAGGCTGAGTCCTGTACCAGCAGAGTAAATCTGGGCAGAGCCAATTTGCGCAAACGTAATATTGGTTGTACCAAAGGTAATAGTTCCTGGAGTGGTACATGTATAAACCTCACCAGCTCCTGTATTACCAGACTGTACAAAGAACGTAGAGCCTTCGCTTAAACCAGCAGAACTAGAAACAACGTAGGTATCAGCATCGGTTGCGCGAGTAAGTACCCAAGCAGCTCCAGGTCCAGGGGTATCGGGAGCGCCAGGATTGGTGACTGTATATACACCGTTTTGCACTGCATTAGACTGGGTATATACAAGAACACGAGCTGTATTGGATAGTGACACGCCATCAATATTTAAAGCTACATTTGAACCACTATTGGTCAGTGTAGCGCCTACTCCATTGCCCGCACCGCCTGGTTGGTTGTATGTGGCAATTAAAGCAGTTGGAGACTCGACAAGTACAGGCTCGTGATAATGAACACCAGCAGCAACAATGCCGTCTACATACTGTTTATTGACAATATCCGTAGCGTTTGCAGCATTAGTACTGATTGTTCCAGCCGTTAAAGTAACAGTATTTGCTGTTAAGTTGGTCGTATTGATGTTGGTAAACGATACGGTGTTTGTGCCGTTACCACCAATTTCAACCTTGCCTGTAGCCTGATTAAGATAGACTGCCTCTTCTGCTGGCTGGGTAATAAATACCTGTAGCTCTGGGTCAGTACTAAAGTTGACCAAAGAACCTGCGTTAGAGGAAGAAAGAACAGTGTCACGGCTTAAGCTGGCAGTTGCTGTAAACGTACCAACACCCACCTCCCACTCGGTCTCAAAGCCAATAGCCGTATTCTGGATGGCGTAATAGACCTTTGACCCAGATGCTACTACTGAGTTAAAAGTCTGGTAGCCAATAACGGCTCCAGTAAGTGTGAGTGTGCCCGTGCCAGCAGTTACGCTGGTCTCTTTAACGCGATCCTTTAAGACCAGAGCCATTTACAGCTCCTTAACTAGCGGTCAAGCGGATAATTGCGTTTGTTGCGTCAGCAGTTGGGAAGTTAACAGCAAAAGTACCGTTGGTCGATGTCTTATCGCCACCAAAAGCCAATACAGCAACAGCTGCGTTAGACAAGTTAGCGTTATAGATCAAAGCGCCGTTAGCAGTAATTGTTGCGTTAGCCCAAGAAGTATTAGCAAACGAGATAAAAGCTACGTTGCCAGAGTTGGTTGGGGTTACGCTAACAGTCAAAGTATTGCCACCGGCAGAATAGTTGCCAGTAGAAGGTACTTCGTTCGTTGCCGAGTAAACGGTTGTGTTCTCATTCAAAGTAGCTGAGCTGGTATAGAGCGCTAATTTAAACGTATTTGCTGTAAAGTTTTGCTGACCATTCAAAAGTTGAACTTTGAACGATGTAGCCATTGCTTGAGTAATTGGCATGTAAATCTCCTAAAAAATTATCTAACAGGTCCAGGTATAGGCAGTCTAAGTTGCCCATCACGGTATGCACTTCTTCTATCCTTACCATCACCCAAGTCTTTGAGTAAAGCTAATGCCTCATTGTATCGGTTCTGGTAATTAGTAACAACATCTGCGTCTGACTTCATAAATGCAGCCGCCTCTAAAAGCGAACCGTACAGTAAAACAGACTCAAAGTTATACCCCAGCCAGCTGTTACCCGCATCCACAATAGAGGTTGGGTAATAGTAGTAGTGCAACTCTACGTTGTAATCTTGATCTGGGGTAGGGCCAATAATGTAGGTATAGGGCAAAAACTGACCGTAATACCGTGGCACCCCAATATCGCTTGGGTTTGGGTAGGACTGACGAATAAAGTTAACGTCTTTGTCAATCAAGAACTCTTGAGTTCCGTCAGCCAGAATCACCGCCATAGAGAACGAAGCAAGGTAGTCCGTTGGCAGCGTTAAGTACTTATCACCAGCGGTGAAGTTACCGATTTGGTTTCTACGAATAGCAGGAATCTGAACAGCGTTATAAACACGCTCTTCGCACTGCTGAATAAACGTATTAATCTGATCTACGGAAGTAAAGTTTCCAGCGGTATCAGGAAAATCGTTTTCGCAATATCCTTTAATTGCAGCTACTAATTCGGTATAAGTCATTAGGGTTTACCCTTAAGCCATCGGTCCACGGGCCATTACACCCTTAGTTGCTGCGCCAGTACCACGGATTTTAATACCCGTAGTTTTGACATCATCACGGTTTGGGTTACCAGCGCTAACACGAGCAGAGCCTGTTTTAGGCGTTACTTCATTAGATGAGAGACTATTCGGGTCACGTTTAGTAGTGCTTGGTTCTTTGTAGTCCACGACTTTTCCTTTCATGTCATGTGGCTTGGCATAGACTTTGGCCTCGCCAACTTCTTTGCCCATTACCTTTTTAGAGAATGTAGCCATTATCGACCTCTGCCTGCTTTTTGGTTCTTAACCTTAGCTAGACCACGACCAATCTGTTTCATAACGTTTTGATCTTTGCCGCCCATCTTTGGCATTCCTTTTAGACCCATTACTTTTGGACCTGAATTACCGAGGTTTTCACCATCAGTTTTACCTTTTTTTGCTATGCCGTCTGCGCTTGATTTAAACATGTTCTGCTCCTATGTTGTCATTACCGTTACTGTACCAACTACTACTGATTGTGCCAAGTCATTTGGCGTTAATCCTGCATCTGGACCTCTAGAACCGCCTACAGGGTTCCACCCCCATTGTATGACCCTACTACCCTGTTCTGCATATCCAAAGCCGTCTGGACCCTCTCCTGAGAGATTAATCTGCAAACCAGTCTGTCCAGAAACTAAGTAACTAACATCAGGTCTTGGCTCCCGTACTGCCTGTGGGTCGTTTACTGGATACATACCTAACTGCAACTGCGGTTGATCTGGTTCCCAGCACTCGTGACAGACTTTAATGCTTACCTGTTTAACTTTAATGGTCAGCTTTCTAAGCTCTTTTAGCTTATACCGTTGACCACATCGATCACACTCCGCAATCGAGTATTTACCAGAAGCAAACTGACTAGGCATTATGAATAAAACAAGTTACGAGGTACGAAACGAATAGCGGCTTTCTCCCTATCTTCCTCCGCTGCCAGTTGGAACTGTTGTTCATATTCAGCTTTAAGCATGGGCATACGGCCAGGATCTACGCCAGGGATCTTTACACTAAGGTGATATGCCAAGCCAGCTACCATGCAAGGGATAAAGCGGAATGGGATGTCCTGAGTACGGATACCTGTACCAGCGTCCTGAATCCTACGCATACGGTAATACACCAATGTGTACTGATCGCCAGGTGGGTTAGGGGTAGGCCAGACGTTAATACAGGGTAGTTGGTTATTGAATACGCTAACACCTGTTAAATGAGCCGTTGCAGTCGTTCCGTTCTGTCCACGCCAAGCATTCAGGATCTGGTTTCCAACAATATTTTGGTAGGCAATCGTCTCGTTACCGATGTTAACGAAGCCTTGGGTAGGCAGATTAGCTGCGTTTGCCAGTGTAATTGTGGTGTCATCTGCGTCAATACCACCAACTAAAGTGGTCTGGGGAATGTTTGCTACCCCACCGCTTTGACGATTGATCCACATCTGGACAGGGCGTCCAGTTGTGTTTTTGTTAGGGATTGCCATATATACGGGTTCGCTAATACGGCTTAAATTGATATCGATTTGATTGGACTGGCTGCCGTTATTGGTACGGGTGCTGGCATCTAAAATATCAATGGTGTCCACAGGCAGCGCATATAAAGCCTGCTGGGTATTCAATACGATCTGACCTTGCTCAACCGTCCATAGGTTAATGCCACGATTAGCCCACTCAATTGTCAGAATGTTTAAAGACCGCCGTGCAGTACGGAAGTCATAACCAGACCGAACCTCTAAACCGCAACGCTCAAACGCCTCCTCGATGAGGTCGTTCATATCTAGGTTAAAGGCGGTAGATCCTGTTGTGGTCATGCTACTTTACCTTTCGGAACGGCTTTACTTTTGCTTTTACTTTTGCTGGCTGGGGCACGAACTGCTTTCCCTGCGCTTTTCCCGCTCGTTTTGCTCGCGTTGTTGCTGCGTACTCCTGCGGGCTTAGCGACTGGATTGCTTTTTTT